ACATCAATTCGATTTGATAATTTTCCTTGTGTAACCAATTACGGTTATTACGGAACTGATAAATATGATGTGTATGCAATTAGAATTGCAATTGACACAGAAGTTAATTGCGGTTCTGAATATACAGAACCAGGCATATCGCACTCTTACAGAATAATTTACAGAGCGATTTTGCGAAATGGTGCAATTGGGTCTATGAATAAAAAAGAACCTACCCACAGAACTACACTTTCAAACATGATAGGTGCGGTTGCTGTTACACAATTAGAGCAATCTAATGTCAAACAATTAATGCGTCACGCTAGAAATATGTTGAGCATGATGGAGGCGTACAAATAATGAAAAGCATATTTATTGAAGCCCGTGAATGGTTCGATAAATCGGGCGGCAATAGTTACTGGTCCGCACAGATCAAAGTTAATGGGGATTCAGTTTTAACAATCCCCATGACTTATGGCTATGACACGGCTTACTTGCACAACTCTTTAGAAGCCTTGCATAAAGCAGGACACATACCAACATTTGATCTATGGAATTTAAGACAAGAGGGATTCCATGTTTACCACACCAAATACCCAACTAAGAAGAAGGAGATGTACAAATGAAATACAGAGTAGAACTAATGATTGACCAGGAAACATTAAACATGGCTGCTGAGATATACCCAAATGCAGCCTATAAAAGTAAATCAATGATTAACGCTTTAGAGCGAGAGCAAGTGGGCAACATTATTAATACAGCCCTTAGTTCTTTATTTGATAGCGTAGAAATCACAACCGTGCGTAAAGTCAGTCCAGTTAAAAGGGCGGTTTCTTAATGAAACTTACAAAGCGCGGTAAGCGTGTAAGAGCAATTGCAATCTTGCTTGGGCTTATTGCAATTTATTACATTGTTAATAACATCTGGTGGACAGGTACAGGCTATTGCTGGGGAAACATTAATGAATGTGTAGGAGGTTTGTAATGAAAAAATCAATAATCCTAGGTTTATTAATTGCATTAATTCCTACAACTGCACATGCAGAAGAAAAAGGCGCTTGGGTTCAGGTAGATAGTAATGGCAATGTCATAAGTCAGGCAATAGTTTGCACGCCATCTGTTTGTGGCGGAACAAATTTTATGGGTGGTGGTTGGATATTACAAAACCCAGTAATGCCCGATGGCAATGTTACAGGCGTTGGCGCAAAACAAGGAACTTCCGTCAAATTAGATTTAGAAACTAAAGTGTGGACTATTACCAGTGAAATCAAAATAATAGACCCAATAAGCGAAGAAGTAATTGGTGTACGAATAACCGAACAAAAATATAATGGCACACTTCAAAATCCAATTACAAAAGAAGCAAATACAACTGTTACCACACAGCGTTTTACATCGGATTATGCGCCTTGGGTATCAAATAACGCAGTATCAAAGGTTGCAACTGTTGTAATTCCATCTATAACTAGCAATTTCATAGCCCAACAAGAGTTAGAGATTGCTGCATTAAAAGAAAAAACTGCAAAACTATTAAAGAAAATAAAGAAGAAGGCAAGAAAATGAGTTACGGATCAATGATGGGTTCAGGTATCTATTCAGAAGAAGTTACACGCGAAATAGTTTGCAAAGAGCGTTGTGATGAATGCCCTGAAAATGCTGCTTGCCCTACTTATTGGAATGAAGATTTTGCAACAGATGATTGGGGCAATATAGATCAAACAGTGACTTGCCCTACCTGCAAGCATTCATACACCTACAAGGAGGAACAAGAATGAGTTACCACATAGTTGTAGTAACAGATGGGCAAGAAACATTCAAAAAAGATTACAACAATTGTTTGCAAGCAGTACACGATTATGACAAATTTGTTGATGTAGGTTTTGCTGGATTTGGGCAATTAATTTTTTTAGTTGAGCCTGACGGCACCTCACATCAAAAATATTTCTCACGAAAACCATAATTTATGCAAGATCACATGGAGGATCAGGGTAAAATAATCACAGTCCAAAAACTACTCTCAAAGGGGGAAATCATGGACAGCAAACTAAATCGGTGCGCTTATGGCGCTTGGCATTACGGAGAAAAACTCTGCGAAGTATGTAATTTGGGGGCTAAGGAGTAGCCCGTTAAGTTTGTAGCACAAATCCTTTTAGCGGCCCTTTTAGCGGTTGGATTTGTTGCTGGCACACCTGCTGCTGCCGAAGCCCCACATTTAACGCAAAAACAAAAAATAAAAGCGTTGGAGCCAAAACAGTATGCGCTCGCCATGGTTAAAAAACAATGGAAACCTGATGCGCAAAAACAGTTTGCCTGTTTGCATCAACTCTGGACAAAAGAAAGCAACTGGCGTTCAAATGCTTTAAACAAGAGTTCAGGTGCATTTGGAATTGCCCAGTTTTTGCCGACTACTTGGGCTAACTACAAATATCCATACAAGCCAAAAGATCCACAAATTCAAATTGATGCTGGATTGCGTTATATCTACAAGCGCTATTCTTCTCCTTGCCACGCTTGGGCTTTTTGGCAAAAGAAAGCAGGCCCAGATTTGATCGGTGGCTGGTATTGAGTAGAATAAATTATGGACAAAAAAGTTGTAAAAATTGTGCAAGATCGTGCTGGTAATTACTGCGAAGTTTGCGGGTCACCAGCACTGCCGTCTATGGCGCTGCATCACAGAAAACTCAAATCCAGGGGTGGCAAAGACACGCCAGCCAATTTAATTCAGATACATCACGGCTGCCATAACCTAAATACCGATAGTATTCACCTCAATCCTACAAAAGCGGAGGCAAAAGGTTGGTTATGTCCATCATGGAGAGAGCCAAACGAACACCCTTTTGTTAAACCAGATGGAACTATTGTTTTGTTACAAGATAATGGTTCTGAATACATAATGATGGAAGGCGATTAAATGAACATAACAGTTAAAGGCAATGTTGGATCTGAGCCAGAATTAAAGTTTTCTAAAAACAATATGGCTTACATAAGTTTGAGTGTTGCACATACACCACGCGTTAAAGATGGTGATGATTGGAAAGACGGAGATACCATGTGGTTTAGAGTGGTGCAATTTGGATCTAAGGCTGAAGCAACTGCTGATTGCATTAAAAAAGGTGATGCAGTGCTTGTGTCTGGTGCATTAAAACAATCTAGTTACACCGACAAAGAAGGCAAAGAGAAGGCATCATTAGAAATTACAGCAGATCACATAGGTTTAGTGCCAAGATTAATTAAAAAAGTTGCTACTAGAACTATTATCAAAGAAGGAGAAGGAGAATTTGCATGGTAACTGATGGATTAATTAGTGCAGCAGAAGCAGCGCAAACGCTTGGCATAACTATGAATAACTTACGCCAAATACAACATAGAAAAACAATTACATGGGTTGAGAAATCAGGCCGTAATGTTTACTATCGCAAAGAAGATGTTGAAAATTATGTTGCAAAAAGACAGGCTCGCGCCAAATGAGTAAAGAAAAATACATTAAAGCGTTAAAAATCTGGGTACATTACGGATTCTTCTTAAAGCGTTTTGGTTTAGGTTTCACTATTGATAAGTACCAATTCTCATTTGACATTGGACCTTTCTGGTTTGGTGTAGAATGGGAATAACAGAAGATCCAGAGGTAAACACCGCATTGCAGTTGTTTGCCGAAAGATTACGGGCAAAAGGCAAAGACACATTAGCCTTTAAGATAGAAAATTTGATTGATCTTGTTAAAGATGAAGTTGAGAAGGAAATCAAAGCAAAACCCCGTAAGTAAAAGTATTATTTCTGCTATGACATTAGTAATAGAAGAAGAAGTGACCATAGCGGATATTGATGAAGCGCTGAATCACTTAAACCTTATGCTCAAAACAGACCAATATGGTGACCGCCTGACATGGCAAAAGAAGCAATTAATCTTACAAAGTCTTGATGATCTACTAGATGTAAGGCTTGAATTAACTAAAGAATTGTTATAGGTTTACCTCACAAAGCAGGGCCAGATGCCTTGCTGAGTGCTGGATAAAGCCCTCACAAACTGTTGCATTTGGGAAGATGCGATAAGTTGTGGGGGTTTTGTTCTACAAAGGAGGAAAGATGATTAAGTTTAGAAGCCCGATCTATTTTGTGAAGAAGCACAATAGGTTTGTTAACGCTTACTGCTTTCATTGTGGGAAAAGCGTTAAATTACACTTTAGTCAGGTGAGAGCATACATTTACTGTAATTCTTGCAAGTAATTATTTAACTCAATTTGATAGTTAATGTTTCCTAATTTATAGTGAACACATGGTAAGAAACATAACACCTGAGCCAGACCAGATTGAGCGTGAGAACAAAGTTCTTGAATTGCGCTCACAGTCTTACACCTGGCGAGCCATTGCAGGAGAAGTTGGTTATGCCAGTGGTGCTGGTGCGCTAAAGGCTTATATGAGAGCCATTAAACGCCAACAACAAGAACCTGTTGAAGCAGCCTTGTTTATGGAGTTATCCCGCTTAGATGAATTGCAATCAACTTATTGGGAACCTGCGGTGCAAGGCAATATGAGAGCAGGTGAGTTTGTTTTAAAAATTATGGATAGGCGAGCAAAGTTCTTGGGGCTAGATGCTCCAACTAAAATACAAGCAGAGGTGGTGAGTTATGAAGGCGGAGCAGGAACCCTTGATGCCGAAGTTGATAGAATCGCAAGAATCATTGACGGAGTTGATGGAAACAGCACAATCACCCTCACTGAACAGCAGGATCAAGGCGAGCAGGTTTATATGGAGAAACCGTTTAGCGCGTAAAGAACAATTACCTCCAGATGGCGATTGGAATATTTGGCTTTACATGGCTGGTAGAGGTGCTGGCAAAACGCGTACAGCAGCCGAATGGCTGGCCTGGGAAGCCATTAGAACGCCTAATACCAGGTGGGCGATAGTTGCCCCTACATTCTCTGACGCTAGAGATACTTGTGCTGAAGGCGAATCTGGAGTTATTTCTGTATTGAGCCGTTACCGAATGCTGGCGCATTGGAACAGATCCATGGGCGAGATCTTATTAAATAACGGATCCAGGATTAAATTATTCTCTGCTGACCAACCAGATCGTTTTAGAGGCCCGCAACATCATGGCGCTTGGTGTGATGAGTTAGCAGCGTATAGATATTCTGACGCTTGGGATCAATTACAGTTTGGATTGCGCCTGGGCGATAAACCTAGAATTGTAGTTACAACAACACCGCGACCTATGCCGTTAATTAGAATGTTGGCTAGTAGATCAGATGGCACGGTAGTTATTACAAAGGGATCTACATTTGATAACGCTGCAAATTTAGCGCCATCTGCATTACTTGAATTACAAGCCCGCTACAACAACACAAGGCTGGGCAGACAAGAACTTTATGGCGAGATCTTAGAAGATACTGAAGGCGCTCTATGGACTAAGGGAGTTATAGAACGCAACCGCCTAAAGAAAGCCCCTGCGTTATCCCGTATAACTGTTTCTATTGACCCTGCGGTAACTAATACGCAAGCCTCTGATGAAACTGGAATCTTAGTTTGTGGATCTGATTCTGCTGGGCATGGGTATGTGCTTGGAGATTACTCTTTTAAAGGATCACCTTTAGATTGGGCAAGCAAAGCCGTATCTGTATTTGATGAATGGAAAGCGGACACAATCCTGGTAGAAGTAAATCAGGGCGGAGATATGGTGAGTGCAGTTCTAAAACAGATTAGGCACTCTCTACCGATTAGGGAAGTGCGAGCGCACATAGGTAAAAGATTACGGGCTGAACCTGTTGCTGCAATGTATGAACAAGGGCGAATCCACCACATAGGAGAGTTCCCTACCTTAGAAGATCAAATGACCGTATGGACACCGAATGATCCTGATTCACCAGATAGGATTGATGCTATGGTTCAAGCGTTTAGTAATTTGCTTGGCTCACAAAATGTTAGTAATTACTTTAATGCAATTGCAAACTTTTGCCCTAAGTGCGGATTACCTATGCCTAAGTCAATGTCACATTGTTCTAAGTGTGGAAGCGCTATGATTAGCGTTGCTGAAACACAAGAGCAATTAATTTAAGGAGATTCACATGGGTCTGCGTGACCGAATCGCAAGAGCAATAGCAGGATCCAATTTAGAGAAGGCTCCGCGTTTACCTGCGGGTTCAACAACAATGACTGAACAAGAAATGCGCAACCGCGCTGGTGGTTCTATTGGTCAATCTTATGGAAACAATGTGCCACTACCTAGAAATCCTTGGCAAGCAATGGTTCCATTTGGTCCAGGCTTACCAATTACACCTGGTGCAATTAACCCATTAAGACCAGATGGCAGACCAGATCCGCGTAGATTTGAATACCAAGTAGCACAAAATATAAATGTTACTGAAACCCGTTTAATATCATTTAAAACATTAAGAGCAGCAGCAGATCAAATAGATATTCTGCGTAGATGTGTAGAAGTTACTAAATCAAAATTATCAGGACTAGATTGGGATATTGTTCTTGGATCTGATGCCTCTGAAAAGATTGCAGCCGAATCAGGCGGAGATCATGTACGCGCTATGGCTAAAGCCCGCGAGAAATACACAGAAGAAATTAATAGAGTGCGTGAATTTTGGGAAAATCCAGATCGCGCTAACGGACTTACATTTACAGACTGGTTAATGATTGCTGCTGAAGAAACTCTTGTTATTGACGCTCTTGCAGTATTCCCACAACCAACAGTAGGTGGAGATTTATACGGATTACAGATTTTAGATGGCGCAACAATTAAGCCGCTTATTGATGATCGCGGTATGCGCCCTGCGCCACCATCTCCTGCTTACCAACAAATTCTTTATGGATTCCCTAGATCTGAATTTAGTGCGAACGCTGATGATCCTGCTGCTGATGGTGAATTTACTGCTGATGATTTGGCTTATATGGTGCGCAACCGTAGAACTACAAGCGTTTATGGTTATTCACCAGTAGAGCGAGCGCTGCCATTGGCTGACATTTACCTAAGAAGGCAACAATGGATCCGCGCTGAATATACAGATGGTGTAATGCCAGATCTGATGTTTACAACTGATGCCGAATGGGGAACTAACCCTGATCTGCTACGGGCTTATGAAAACATTTTAAATGATGACTTGGCTGGACAGACTGAACAGCGCAAGCGCGCTCGCTTACTACCTACTGGATTAACTCCAATATCAAATGAAGGATATGGCGAGAAGTTCAAAGACACATTAGATGATTATTTGATTACATCTATTTGCGGTCATTTTGGCGTACAACCATCTGAGATTGGGTTTGCTCCTAAAGGTGGATTAGGTGGCGCTGGATATGAAGCAAGCAGGGCTGAAACTGCTGAGGCTATTGGTATTCAACCATTGGCTAACTGGTACTCAAAGATGATTACTAACCTTTCTTATGCTTACCTAGGTATGCCAAGAGAACTTGAATTTAAACTGATGACCTCAAAGCGTTTAGACAATGAGAGCAATGCTCGCAAAGCACAAATTGAGGTTACATCTGCTGGTAAAACTATTAATGAGCGTAGATCTGAATTGGGCTTACCTTTACTAGATACTCCGCAAGCAGATATGCCGTTGCTTGTTGCTGGTGCTGATATTTTCTTGTTTTCACCAGATGGAATCATTAACGCTAAAGAGGTAATCTCTGCTCCTGCATTAGAGGGGCCAAACGCTACTGCTATTGCGCCATCTACTCCAGATACAGCAGAGAGCAAGCCTGAAGAAACACCAGAGCCTAAAGAAGAATCTGAGATTGAAGAAGAAGTAGATAGGCAGACAGTTGATGAAGTTAAAGCCTTTATGAAGTGGGCTAACAAAGGCAAACGCGCCCGTCTATTTGAATTTAAATCTTTAGATCCTATTGTTGGGGAAGCGCTTAACCGTTGTGCATTTGACGGGGATTTAGAAACCGCAAGAGCGCTCGCTAAAGCGTATCTAACATGATTTGGGAACGCGCTCTGGAAGCAGATGCGCGTTTAGCGGCTAGGAACGCGGTTAAGATCAGGGCTGCTATTGCTCAATCTTTTGATGCAAAGCGTGTATTTGAACAGTACCTATCAACTCAACCTGCGGTAAGTAATAAACCTGCGCAAGATCGCGCCCGCGCTAGAGCATGGGTGATGCTCAATGTCCGCGTCAATATGGAACCGCTCAAAGAGGTAATGCTTAGAGTTTGGGCTGAAGGATATGTAACTGGAGATGCGTTTGCTGAAGAACAAGTTGCTATGGCTAGAGTTGCACAAAAGGCAGATGACGGAAGTTACATAGATTGGGATAGTTGGCGGCCAGGAGATCAAGCCTCTGCATTATTACTGCGACCACCTAAAGCATTTCAACAATTACTACAAATGCAAAGCATTACATTCAAGGATTTCTCTGATACCACGGTAAGAGATATTGGAAATGCCGTTGCTGATGCTATTGAACTAGGTATGAACGCTCAAAGATCCGCTAAGAACATTGCTAG